AAAAAATGACTAAAGACATGTCTTTAAAAGGATTTATCTGTTCCTCCCTAACACTAGCCATAAATGAATCTCAAGAAGAGATACAAGCTCAAAAAGAGATGCAAAAAGCCTATAAAGCTATGCGAAAAAAAATTTGGGCTTTAGATAAAGAAGAAGATATTAAGAAAATGCTAGGCGAAAATCATGAGTGCTTTACAGCATACGAGCGATTTAAAAAAGGAGATTTCTCTGATGAAAACACAGATCCTAAGTAAAGAAGAGTTATTAGATCTCCTAGCTTCCTGTAATAACGTAATAATGAGAGGACTATACTCTGGCGACGATATGCTAGACGCCTCCTCCTTAATGCAAGATCTCCAACACCTACACGAGGCACTAAGAAACGAAGATGAATAATACACCCGTATTCCGGCACCCGCCCGAACTTTTAGAACGTGCAAAACAACTCTACATGGAGTTTAAAAACGCCACGGAAATTTACAATGAAACTGGTTTGCCAATAAGAACAATACATTACTACGTGCAACGAAGCTGGCGTTCTGAGCGTGACGTAATTAAAAATGATTATTTCTCATACGTTGCAGAAAATAAACGACATCTCTTAAACGATATAACAGACTCTGCCTTGCAAATAATAGACAAATCCTTAAAACGACTTGTAGAAAGTGATGAAAAGCTTAAGGTACACCAAATAAAAGCTATCTCAGAAATTCTAGAGTCAATTGATAAAATAATCAAACTTGATGATAATAAGCCGACTGAAATACACGCTACGACTCAACCATCAACCATTATTGAGCTTAAGGAACGCCTTCGCGTAGATCCCTTTCTCTCATTAGAGGACAAAAATGAAGAAACTATTATTATTCCTGAGCGCATTTCTCCTTCTAGCCCTCCCAATAGCATACATGAAGGCACAGAAACCAAAACCGACAGTTCTAACTCTTAGCCCACGCAACACCGCAGTACTAAGTACTGTAGTAATGGGACCTTCGGTTGCTCATGTTGTAGAAACGCTAAGAAAATTAGATAAACAACTACCTGCCGGAGAACCAATATATCTTTTACTAGACACACCTGGTGGTTCAGTAGTAGACGGAATGAATATCGTAAATACAGCTCTGTCCCTAGACAGACCAGTTCATACCATAACAATCTTTGCTGCCTCCATGGGATTTGTTCTCGTGCAACACCTAGGTACACGATATATCCTTCCAAATGGAGTCCTCATGTCCCACAGGGGAAAAGTTGGAGCTAACGGCGAAATTGGGGGGGAACTAGATGAGCTGATGCGTTTCTTTAAAGAAATATCAAGACAAATTGATCAAGCCTGCGCAGAACGTTTAGGAATGTCTCTAAAAGCCTACCAAGAACGCATTGCAGATGAGTGGTGGTTATACGGTAGTGAAGCTATTAAACACGATGCTGCGGACGAAATCGTAGTTCTTAAATGTAGTGCGGATATGCAAAACTGCCCTTTTTAATATGAATCAGATTACTGAAAATGACCTTTTATACCTAGAGATTATGGAAGATCTCCACGCAAACTGGCAACCCCATTCCGGTCAACTCACAGTCGGCAAAGAATTTTTTAATAAAGGAAATATAGACACGGTATTCCTGCAAAACGGTCGTAAATGGGGAAAAAGCGAATTCGTTATATACTTCTTGTGGCGTCACGCCCTCTTAAATCCCGGCTCTTCCTGCTACTACTTCTGCCCTTTCTTAAAACAAGCAAGAGAAATTGTATGGTCAGAAAGAAGATTACAGTCTTTCGGTCCAAATAAATATGTACACAAAATAGATAATAGCGATTTACGCATAACCTTTAAAAACGGTTCCTTTATAAAAATTGATGGTTCTGATAACTATGAAGCATATAGAGGAACGCAACCATCCCTCTGTATATATGATGAATTTAAAGATTTCTATCCTCAATTCCATGAAGGTATGGCTCCAAACCTTGCAGTAAAGAAAGCTCCGCTTCTAATAATTGGAACCCCTCCCCGCTTAGATAGTAAAAACTACGCTCAATATACCCAATTAGCAGAAGAATGTAAGCAAAGATCTAATGCAATATGGATGTGCCGCCCAACCACAGACAATCCAACAATCTCACAAGAATGGCTAGATGCTGAAAAAAATAAACTACTATCTAGAGGCGAAGCGGACGTATGGTTTAGAGAATATGAAGGAAAGCTAGTTGCCGGCGGTAAAAGAGCGGTCTTTCCCATGCTATCTCGTTTCACTCACGTAAAAGACCACAACAACTTAATGCAAGAAATCCATAAAGATCGTAAGAAATTAGAATGGTTCATCTCTATGGACCCCGGAACCACAACCTGTTTTGCCATACTTCTAGGATGCATAAATCCCTATACAAAAAAAATATATCTATTAGACTGTATCTATGAAACTAATCAGCAAAAAACATCAATTATGCAGATTATTCCTGAACTTTTTAGAAAAATTGACATTTTATATCCTAACAGTGATCTTAATGATGACTGGATTCGTGTTATTGATGAGGCTGCTGCTTGGGCTAATAACGAAATGCTTAATCAATACAACATATACTTTCAGCCAACAAATAAAGCGCACCATAAAAAAGAAGACGGTATCTCTCTTATCAAAGACATACTACTACACAACATGGTCCTTATATCAGATGTCTGCGAACCCCTTCTATTTGAAATGGAAAATTATATATGTGATGATTTTGGTCGATTCCCTAAGAAGAATGATCACCTAATCGATTGTTTTCGATACCTCCTAGGCGCCGCAAACTATGATACAAATGAAATGATACATGCTAAGCTCTTGACTTCAGAGAAAAGAGCCTATAAAATAGAAGATGATTTTAATGAATTCCAAAACAAACACGATTGGACTAAAAAATTTAACATATAGTAGGTAAACATGCTAATAGCTGCCCTAATCTTTTCAGTACTATCCTTCATTTTTTCAGTAATAAACTTCATTGAATTACGAGCTCAAAAACTTAGCACGCATTCCGTACAATTTGTAGATCCTTGGAAAGAAGAAGAGAAAAAAATAGAAGAACTTAATGAACAATTAAAACAAAATATGTCGTTTGATAACATATTATAACCTACCATCAGGAGAATAGGTAATGTCCTCATTTTTTGATAAAATAGATGAAAATTACGAAGAAACTCAGCAAGACTCCCGTCCATTCCATTCAATTAATAGTAAAGATGAAAAAGAATTATTAGAATGGTTAGTAAATAATCTAAACTTTCTAGAAAAAAATTCTACGACTCGCGTACAAAACTATAAAAATAACCTAGCCGTATACAAAGGGATTCAATACAAATCTCAGGACGCTCGCTCCGGTATTTCACGATATGACGAGATAACGCCATTAAGTAAAAGCCCTCGGTTAGTTACAAACCATCTATTTGACCTAACAGAATCGAAAGTTGCTCAAATAAATCAAATTAAACCTGCCGTAGCAGTCATTCCCTCCACTACAGAATATCAAGATAAAATCGCTGCAAAAAGTGTAGAAGCCCTAATTCAACATCTATTCTACATTAATGATATAGAAAATCTTCTTTTAAAAATTCATAGACAAAAATATATCTTTGGCGAAGCCTTTCTTTTTATTACATGGAACCCTTTTAAGGGTGATATAACCCCTCAAAATCAAATGAATGGAGATGTTTGTTTTGAACTAGAAGCCCCGTGGCGCGTAAATCTACAAAAACAAAACTCTTTTTCCGAAGTTGAATTTATATATCGTACTAAAGTAATGAATATAGAAGATCTAAAGAAAAAATATCCGTCCAAAACCGGTCGTTTAAATAATGAAAAAAGTGCAATCTTTGATCCGGATACATTTGATCATAGACGTCTAAATGAAAATGAAGTATTAGTGCATTGTTTCTACCATAAAAAAACAGAGTTCCTTCCAGAAGGATACTACTGTGAATTTACTGATTCTACAGTCTTAATTGCCGGACTACTACCATACAACCACGGCAAGCTCCCCGTACTACGAATTACAGATATTGACGTACCAGACACACTCCACGGAATGTCTTTCTATGAAATAGTAAAACCCCTGCAAATGGTCCACAATAATCTAACTAGCATGGCTGCAAAGAATATCTTTCTATGTGCACACCCTAAGTGGATGATGCCACGCGGAGCGGCAAAAATAGATACATTAGGCAACGACACAACTATCGTACAATACCAAGGAGCCGTACCACCGACTCTCGTGCAATCAAACCCAACTCCAAGAGAAGTATACGAATTTCGTGATCGCCTAAAATTAGAAATGGAACAAATTAGTGCAGTTCATGGCGTATCTAGAGGTCAACCCCCAGCTGGAATTACTGCTGCAGTCGCTCTTCAATTTTTAAATGAACAAGAAATGGAACGTATAAGTGCAGATGTTGTAAAACATAATAATTTTGTAAAAGACCTTGCAAGAATGACAATTTCAGTAGCTTCAGAATACTACGATCCAAATGATCAACGTATGTTACGTATAGTTGGTAAAGATAATAAGTATATGTTAAAGTACTTCGATAATGCAAATCTTACAAAAGATTATGACATTAGAGTACAAAATAGTACAGCCCTTCCTCAAAGTAAAGCTGCTCGTCTAGAAAGAATTTTAGAAGTAATGAGAACTAAGCCACAATTACTCAGTGACGAGCGTTGGGTAGATTTGCTGGAATTTGGTCAAGATGATAAGATGACCAGCATTATTACAGACGCGCTCCGTGCTGCTGAAAGCGAAAATGAATCTCTTCTAGCAGGTGAACCAGTACTAGATCCACAAGAATGGGAAGATCTAATAGTACACTGGCAAGTACACGTAAAAGAAATGCAAAAGCGTTCCTTTAAAGAAGATGTCCCAGCAGAAATTCAAGCCTCCTTTATTGAACACGTAAAAGCCACAGAATATCTAATGTCTGAAAAAGCCTCAGAAAATCCTCTTTTTGAAGCTCAACTAGCACAACTAGCTCAATTTCCCTTATTCTATAAATATGTGTCTCAACCAAGAAGTAGAGAAGATCAAACTGTTCAAAAACAGGGTGATGCCAATATGGGAATACCATCTCAAGCAACAATCCCTGCAGAACAACCGGCTCTAATGCCTGGTGAACCATTTCAAGGTCAATCCCCAGCTTCCCAAAACGGACTCTTAAAAAAGAGATAATATAAACTAAACGGAGAACTGTCTAATGTCAGCCGAAAACAACGAAACAAATGTAGATCTAACGCATAATGAAAATGCGGACCGCGGCTCATCCCTATCTTTTGATGAAATTGATTCAATGCTTCAAAAACAAGAAGAAGATAAGAATAGAGCCTCTAGAGCAGGAAAAAAAGCTAAAAGTCAAGAAAAAAGTGATGAAAAAGTAGTTAAAGAAGAAAAAAATGAGTCTTCTAAAGACTTAAAATCACAAGAAAGTGATAAAAAACAAGAACATAAACCAAAAAAAGACTTGCAAAATTCAAAAAGACTATCATACTTAGATGGTGAAGCCCCTGGAGAAATAAACCCAAGTGCACGTTTTAAGCACAAAGTTAACGGACAAGACGTTGAAATATCTCTCCAAGAGCTTCTTAATGATTTTTCTGGTAAAACAGAATGGAATAAACGCTTCACGGATCTAGATAAGGAAAGAAAAGCCTTTAAGAATGAACGTGATGTAATTGAAAAGTACATCCAAGGTTTTTATGACATTGCCCAAAAAGGTGATGCAATCGGAGCCATGGAATACCTAGCACAATTAGGCGGTTTGGACCCACTAACTTTTAAAAAGCAACTCCGCCAACAAATTATGCCTGATATCGAAAAATGGCAATCTGCTTCTGAAGAGCAAAGACGCCTTGCCGAAATAGAAGAAGAGAATGCCTACCTGAAACGGCAACGTGAATCTGAAATGTCTAAGTCTATGCAACAGCAAAAGCAAAAGCAGCTCGAGCAAGAACTTAAACAAATTCAGGAAGTTCACAAAATAGATGATGAAGCTCTAGTTCAGTATTATGATGCCCTAGCTTCTCACTACAAACCCGAAGAAATAACTCCAGATCTACTCGTAGAATACGCTAAACAAAGCAAAGCCTTCGACAGAGCTGAGTTACTAATTAAGGAAGTAGATGAAAGCTTGCTCTCAAATGACAAGGTTGTTTCTAACATAGTAGATCTCCTTCTTCAAGATTCATATCAAGACGAGGAACTACTAGATATAATCAGCAACTCATTTGCAAAAAGATACGGAACAAAAAAGCGCTCACCTGTTAAACAAGCCGAATTTAAAGATAAAATTTTAGAAAAAAATGAACATAAACAACTACAACCATCTATTCACAAGATTCCCCAAACGTGGGATGACATTTAAAAGGACTAACTAATGGCTTCTGAATTTTCATTAACGAGCGCATCTGCCCTCTTTAAAATTAACTACGATAAATTAAGCGAAAATGTTTACAACTCTGCTAACGTTCTTCTTGGACGAGTAAAGAAATCTTACTCTTTTACAGGAAAACAGATGTTAATTTCTGTTCCACGATCTTTCGCCGGAGGCGTGAGCTCAGGATCTCTTCCAGATACAAACACAGCTATCTACAGTGAAGCTACTCTTACAAGAAAAAAAGTTTACGCTGCTGTTGAAATCGATCGTGAAGCAATTAAAGCTTCTATGTCAGACGAAGGCGCTTTCGTTCGCGCTCTTAAAGAAGTTGTAAAGAAAGGCGTTGAATCTTATATGAGAAACGCTTCTCGTATTCTTTTCGGAGATGGAACTGCAGCGCTCGGAACTCTTCAAGCAAATGCTACTGGTACAGCTACTGCTCCAGTTTGTATAATCTCTGTTGCTACATGGAAAGAAGCTAACTTTGAAGAAAGAGATATGGTAAACCCAGGATCTACAACAGACCAATTCGAAATAGTTTCTGTTGATCCAGATACGAGAACAGTAACTCTTAGCCGTCTTTCTGGTTCTACAGACTTAACAGCTACGGGATCTGGCACAGTACTTTACATGCAAAAGTCAAAAGACAACGATCCACATGGTCTTAAAGGAATTCTTGATGCAACTTCAGGATCTCTTTACGGAATTACAGTTGACAGAAGATGGAAAGCTTTCCAATTAGCCGCTTCTTCTCAAACTATCTCTACTGACCTTATGAACAAAATGATGCTTTCTATCGAGAAAAAGTGTGGGAAAGCTCCAAACTTGATCGTTACAAGCTACAAGCAATACGAAAAATTGTTAAACATTCTTGAAGATCAAAAACAATACGACCTTCCAGCAAGAGCTCAAGACCTTAAAGGACAATTCTCTTTTAAAGGTTTAGAGTTCATGTCTACTCGTGGAGCAATCGGTATCTTTGCCGATAGATTCTGTGAAGACGATCGTATGTATTTCTTGAATGATGACAAAATCGAAATCCACCATGCTCCAGGATTCGGTTGGTTTGATGACGACGGAACAGTATTCTTAAGAAAAGCTTCTGAAGATGCTTACGAAGCTCGTTACGGCGGATACTGGCAAACATTCATCGATCCAAACTTCCATGGTGTCTTAACTGGTCTTAACGTAAACTAAGATTAATACACAAAGCGCCCGGTCTTAATGGCTGGGCGTCCTTTTTCTTAACCTGCTAAACTAACAGAGGAATTAAAATGCTTCGTTCAATTAAATCTCACCAAAGAATGCGACGTGACCTTCATATCCGAGTTACAGGAACGGGCACAGCCGCTCTTGCTCAAGTAATGGATTACCAACAAGTATCTCTTACAGACGATGGAACAGGATTATACACAATCACTTTAGACCAACCTTTTGCAGAAGCTCCAATTGTTCAATTGACAAGCTTAACTGCAGGTCTTTTCGGTGAAGTAGTATCCTCTTCAACTTCAGCTATCCAAGTTCGTTTTAAAGATTCTGCTACACAAACAGCTACTGACGCCGTTTTTTTCATGTCAATCATGGGATCCGATACAGCTGATAGACATTAATTACGTACTAAAATAGGTACTACAACCTATTAAATAGGTAATTGAGGTTTTATGGCAACTCGGCACCCGCATGACACGCGGTTTCACATATCTAGCGCGTTCAATGCAACAGGGATAGTTGCAGACGACCCTTTTACGCTTCATGGAGAGGCTAAATTACGCGTTTCAGTAACCGGAGCAGGCGCAGCCAATGTATTAGTCGTACAAGCCCGCCTTTTCGATGCTACTGCTTTTACAGATGTGTTAACTATAACAGGCAATAGTTCTGAAGTTCTTGACATCAGTACATGGGACCAAGTTCGCTTCAACATAACAACATATGATAGTTCTCCAGGGAGCTTAATCGTATCCGGTTTCTACTCATCAAGTATAGATGAGCCAGTCTCCATCACGGGAGCAGTAACCGGTTCCTTCTCACCAACAGGCTTAACAATAGGTGGCTTAGTCACCCACGTAGCCCTAACCGCAGCATCATGGACGGCGCTTCCCTCTAGTGCACTAGCAAACAGAAATAGCTTAACTGTACAAAATATAAGTGGCAACGGCAACACAGTTCTTTGGAACTACTCAAACTCCGCACCTTCTACGGAAGGATTTCGTATTGAAGACGGCGGCTTTAAAAGTGTTGCTATTCGTGATACTATTATTGTATATGCAAGAATGCTGTCTGGCACCGGAGAGGTAGTAGTTGATGAGGTAGCATAATGTCAATATTCCACGAGGCATCCACACCGCTAAATGCAAAAGCAGTTGCTGCCTCTTCTGGCATTCTATTGACAAACGTGCCATGTGACCCCACTGTATATGTCGGAGCAGCCGTAAGAATGGACTCTTTAGGAACAGCCTACAACGCACAAGCCGATGTAGAAGCAAATTCTAATGTTATAGGCATTGTACAATCAAAAAGTAGTAGTACTCTTTGTGATATCCGCGTAACTGGTGCAACACCAGAAATTTTCCTATCTTTAGATCCTACTAAAGAATACTTCCTAAGTGAGACCACGGCAGGCGCCCTAACCATAACACCACCAACAGGCTCAGGACAAATAGTTCTTCGTGTAGGTCAACCACTTTCCGCAACACGCCTTGTAGTAAATAAAGGCACAGGATTTAAAAGGGCATAAATATGCAAGTCATAGGACAAATAGATCCGGCACTCTACTGGGAATGGCGCTGTACAATAGAAGAGCAGCATACCGCCCGTCTAAAGTACGAAGTTGCTATGCACAAAATGCAAGCAATGGAAAGAGAAATAGAGTTACTAAAATTAAGAGCAGCCATCTTTAAAATGAATGAAGTAACTCAAAGCAAAGAAAAAATCACACTACAAGACTCTGAATACGAAAAAATGAAAAAACGAGTTGAAGAATCCTGTGGTGTTGAATTAAAAGATTGTGTAATTGATGAATACTCGTATGAAATTAAAAAGTTGGACTAGTGTAATTCCGCACTAGCCATTTGGGAGGAAATCTATGGCTCAAGTAAAGCTACTCAAAATTGGTTCTACTGGGCTTTCTACAGAATTTGATTCAGCGGCTGATGAAATCACGCTAGCATCATTTACTGTTCAAGGCGGCGGACCTGTTCTATCTAGTACTGGATTAGATATGAACAACCAAGACATCGTAGACATTCAAGATCTTGCGTTCCAGTCGCCATCTACAGCTACAATCAACTTTACAGCTGGATCTGGAACCATTGACAATTTAATGCTAAAGGAAAGAAATAACGTAATGACTACAGCAGGGGCTGTGCTCTTTCCTCTAGTAACAGACTCAGCTGGTCAATTAGATTCATTTAAATTGCCACACATTGCAGGTGCCCCTTCTGCTACTCCATCCTTCAGCTCGGACGCTGGATACCTAGTGTATGATAGTACAAATAAAAGTTTGTATGCATGGGACGGTGTTGCTTGGGATAACCTAAATACCGTTTCTGTTGCATCTAATATTGATGATACATACACCGCGGATGAAGACCTCCTTATTCGTGACGTAGTATATATATCCGCAGCAGATAGCGTTTCTAAAGCAGACGCTGACGATTTAACAATGTCACAAGCCGTAGGTTTTGCTACTGCCGCCGCTCTAGATACAGCTTCTGTTACAGTTAGAAAATTCGGACGTCTTTCCGGTTTCTCTGGCTTAACTCCCGGAGCACGTTACTATCTTAGTACTACAGCTGGAGAAATTTCTTCTACTATTCCAGCAGGTACAGGAAACGTAATTGTTCAAGTAGGATACGCAAAAAGTGCAACTGTTCTAGATATTGCAATTCAATCTTTAGGACGTAGAGCCTAATAAGAGGGGGCTTCGGCTCCCTTTTTCTTTTAAAAGAGGTATACTTTGGTCGACAAGGTGAAGCCCCTAAAAATAGAACATTCCTCCTCAGGTGGAACTGAAATAGATCCCTTTCCTAGAGAAAGTGATCCAAGTGAGGATTACCTTGCAGGAAAAGGTATTGCCCTAGAAAATCTAGATACATTCTTAATTCAAAAAAACGCAACAAATATACAATTTATAGACCCCGTTTCTGGGACTAGAACGCTACAGTCCTTACATACAGCCAGTCAGGAATCTTTTGATAATACAAGCAACGGGTTTGTAGCAACTAATACGCAAGCGGCAATAGAAGAATCAGCAACAAAACTAGCAAAGACTCGCTTCTCTTTTGTATGTACATTTAACGGAACAGTCACGAATAATCAGTGGTTAGGATATAGTGAATTAATGCCTGGAGATATAGTCCCATTAAGAATTCCAAAAAATTCTATTTTAAGAGAAATATCTATCTCTTTTGCAGGTAGCAACATAGATGGTATAGTAGTCCTCTATAAAAATGGAACAGCCGCAGGGAATATAATTGACTCTACAACAGTAACGTTTGCTAACGTAACTGGTGGGGCTGTATTTGAAAATTTAAATTATAGTTTTGCTTCTGGAGATCAATTACGTGGTAGATGGACAGATGATGGTGATAATCCTTCTGATATGGCTATAGTCTATTTCTTTGAGGTCGTATAATGGCTAAGTATATACATAATCCAACACAAAGTGCAAAAACATATCAAGGCAGAGAAATAGCTGCAGAATCATTTTATGCAATTCCACAAAACGTAGAAATTGAATTTGCAAATGATAGTACTTTAATTACAGATCTAGCCAATGGTATAATAAAAATGTCGAAGGATGGCTCCACAGACTTAAGTGGATCAATATCTGCACATATAGATTTCCTAAAAACAGGAGCAACACTAAGCACAGATGGGATCCCTCTAACCAGAAACACAGTCTTTGCTGATGCCACAAACTTTCGTTTTCGTGGTATGGCTATGGATGGTATAGCAACAAAAACTACCACCACGAATATTGATTTTAAATTAACAGAAGAAAGATACTTAAATGGTGGACAGATGATTGTTCAAAACCACGTAATTGGCGATTACGTAAAATTTCAAGTAATAGATAAAGATAATATCTTAGGGTATGGCACAAACGTAATATTAGATGAATTTATATCGAAATGGTACTTAAGAGACTCTAATTCACAGCCAGAAATATTGCTACCGTACCCCGCCCGTATAATAGCAAATTTATATATAAGAATAGTTTACGTATCAATAGGCACAGTAAATGACGTAAATTTCTATTGTAATCTTTATTTACATAAGAAAAGTGTATGATAGGTATAGGTTTTTCTCGTCCAAAAAGTAAACTAGCCTTTGTAAGCCATTTAATTAGATGGATAGAAAACACTGAATTTAGCCACGTATATATGCAAGTTGGCAACGTAATAATTCATGCAAATCATCTAGGCGTAAACATAATACACGATCAATTATTCTTTGAAAAAAATGAATCTTTAATTTATGAACCACTAGAAATGAGTAGAGATCAATTTGAGGTATTCCTTAGAATCGTAGTTCCATATCTAGGTAAAAAATATGGTTTCTTCCAGATCTTCGGAGTTCTAATATCCATGCTTCTAAAATTACCAAAGAACCCAATAAATAAAGGATACTTATGTTCCGAATTTATTGCTTTAATTTTACAAAAAATGTATAATATAGAATTAAGTAAAGATATAAACTTAATAACACCAAAAGACGTTTTATATCTATTAAGGAATAAACCATGGCTGCAGTAAATCACCAATTATTACTCTCTTCCCAATCAATCGTATCCGACACCACAACCCTCTCTTCCACAAAAGCCCTTCCAAACCACGCCGTAGAATTTATTATCGAATCAAAAGTGGCTTCTAGAACAGATGGCACGTACACAACAACTATAGAACATAGTCCAGACGGCACTGTTTGGTTTACACTAGACTCCACAGCCGCCCAATCCGCTAATGGAACAGTAATTAAAGCCATCACGGGAAATCAAGTATTTGGCTACATTAGAGCCTCCGTCCTATCCGCCAGCGTTACTACAGGGGCGTCTCTAACCGTAACTCTATGGTATAGAAACGACAAATAGTATCTAAACCCTTGACATTATTAAAAACACCATTATAATAAGTATATAATTATTTTTCCTACCCCAAAAGAGGAGTATCAGTGAGTTCACAAAAAGGTTATCCTTCAAAGAAACGTGATCTACGTCTTGGCGCCGAATCTATCCATATGACCGGTGAACCAATTCGTGAAAACCAACATGGACTTACGGTACTAGCTCACCAATATGTCTACTCTGTAGGCACAGATGCTGTTGAAGCGAATAGCACGGTAAACGTAATTAATGCAACAGCTCACGTAGCCCAAATTGGTGACGTAATTCGCGTAACTAGTGGCGCACAATCCGGACGCGAGTTAAAAGTAATGTCCGTATCTACTGATACAATAACTCTTGCAGAACAACTAGACGCCGCCCTAGCCACAGCCGTTACTTTTCAAATCTTAAGACACAAATACCCTGTAATTAATAGTGATGGATCTATACCAGTTACAAGTTCTCCGGGTCCTGTCTCTTTTACACGTGATGCCGTCACTACAACAGTTACTGAAGACACAATTACGCCAGCCAATAATAGACCTTTACCAGTAAAATTAACTGGAGTAACTGGCGACATAACAATTACTGCAAATGATCTAAACGTATCTCTATCTCATACAAATGATTCAGTACGTATTGGAGATGGTACAGATATAGCTCTTGTAACAGCTGCCGGCGAACTTAATGTTCTCGCTACAGCTCAACCGGGCGTAGATATTGGTGATGTAACAATAAATAACGCTTCTATTGCAGTTACTGGTCCACTAACTGATGCGGAATTAAGAGCGACCCCCGTACCGGTCTCTGCTACAAATTTAGACGTACGCGATCTGGTCTTTGCATCTGATAAAGTAGATGTAAGCGGCTCCTCAGTTACAGTTTCGGCTACTAACCTAGATATAAGAGACCTCTCTTCCGCAACCGATAGTATTGCAGTTACAGACGGAGGCGGTTCCATCACAGTAGATGGTTCTCTAACCGTAAGTTCTACAGACTTAGATATTCGCGACCTAGTTTTTGCTACAGATAAGGTTGATGTCTCTGGCTCTTCAGTCACAGTCACTGCCACAAACTTAGATATAAGAGATCTATCCTCATCTACAGATTCCGTATCCATAACAGATGGCGGTGGATCAATAACTGTAGATGGCTCTGTAACTGTCTCCGCTACAGACCTTGATGTAAGAGATTTAGTTTTCGCTACAGACAAAGTAGATGTAAGTGGTTCCTCAGTTACCGTAACAGCAACTAATTTAGACATAAGAGATCTATCATCTAGTACAGACTCCATAGCCGTAACAGATGGCGGCGGTTCTCTTACAATAGATGGTTCCGTAACTGTAAGTGCCACAAACTTAGACGTAAGAGACCTAGTCTTTGCAACCGATAAAGTAGACGTTTCCGGTTCTACAGTAACAGCAACAGTTGCTCTTTTAGATACTGCTGAGTTTGTAAGAAATGATTACTCCTCTACAAACGTTACTACAGGAGCATATGTAGAACTCATTGCCTCTACAGCTTTCGCTGTCAAAAAAATGCAAATATTTGATTCCTCTGGTCAAACTTTAAAAATTGCTACGGGCGCAGCTGCATCGGAAGTAGATCGTTTTCTAGTCTTTCCTGGCGGTAATGGAGATGTAGAAATAACAATCCCTGCTGGTACACGCATCTCAATTAGAGCCGTATCCGCCTCAGCTACTGTTGGCGAAATTTCAATCAATTTATTTAAGTAGGTCATAAATTATGGCGGCTTGTACATCATTTTTTGATGATAAAGGAAGAGAGTGTACCCGATGCTTAGTGTATAAGTCGTGGGATTGTTTTTGGAAAGATTGGGATGGAAAGAATGGAAAATCTTCTAAATGTAAAGAATGTAGAAAAAAAATTAGACCTATCGAACGTCCTGATATAAAAAGAAATTCTAGTTATAAACTTAATTATGGAATAACTATTAAAGATTATAATAATATATTTGAAGCCCAAAAGGGGCGCTGTAATATATGTTTTAAACATGCATCAGAATTTAATAGATCATTAGCAGTAGACCATTGTCACCTATCTGGAAAAATAAGAGGATTACTTTGTATGAATTGTAATCATCTATTAGGTAAAGCTAAAGACTCTATAGATATTTTAAATAATGCTATACAATATTTAAAGGAGTCTTCAAATGTCTAGTCCTCTTATATGGGCAGGTAATGATGCTAAATTACTTAAAAAGAACCTAGACTACTCTGATGTTAAGGTAATCACAAACACCTTTAACGCAGCAAATAACCAATCATCCGCCACAAACGTCACAGGTCTCTCCTTTGCAAATAGCTCTTTTAGAGCCGCGGAAATTACAATTTCTGTTGCTATAGACGCAACAAGTGATCTTTTTGCTATCTTTAAATTAAATGCAATTCAAAAAAGTTCTAGCTGGGAAATGTCCTCAGAATATACTGGTGACGTTACTGGCGTAATATTTTCAATAACCTCTGCTGGTCAAGTCCAATATACCAGCACTAACGTAAGTGGCTTTGTATCTAGTGTATTTAAATACTCTGCTACGGCTACGGACGCTTAATAGGAGTTTTTTTATGGCAACAAATTTTCGTAATATCCAAGATGGCGGCTTCCGCCTAGTACCACGTAGTACAGATCCGTCTTCCCCGGTAAGTGGAGACATTTTCTTTTCTGATGGAACCCCAAGAGCCCTAGGTTTATGGCAATATAATGGATCCATATGGATTCAACTAGCTGCTTCCTCAAGTGTTTTAGCTCAATCAACAAAAACTACTACATATACACTTACTACAACAGATCAAATTATCCTAGCAGACGCTTCTGGCGGAGCTTTTACATTAACATTACCGGCTGCTTCGGGCAATACAGGTTTAACTTTTTATATAACTAAAATAGATTCCTCAACAAATATAGTTACTATCGACGGAAACTCCAGCGAAACTATAGACGGAACAACAACTAAATTACTTGGATCCCAATATGATTCAATTGTAATTACATGTAACGGTTCAAATTGGTTTTCTGTATCTAAAGACTATGATATAGCAACTCGTTGCAAAACAGCCGCAGGACAATCTATACCAAATGCAACTGACACTGTAGTAGATTTTGGAACTAAAGACTTTGATACACATAACGCTGTAACTACAGGAGCTTCATGGAAATTTACTGCACCAGAAGCTGGAAAATATTTAGTAGAAGCAATGATTAAATTTACATCAGGAGGAGGCTGGGCTTCAGGGGAAACAGCAACTATAAAAATTAGAAAAAACGGATCTTCACAAAAAGATGTAGAAAATACACAACAGGCAGGACATTCAAATAGCGTAGTAATTGTAGCTACAGATACAGTAAGCCTAGCAGCTACAGACTATATAGAAATTGTTGCTAGACAAAATAGTGGTGCGTCTTTAAGCCTTTCAGCAGATGATGTAGTAAATACAGTGTCAATACATAGATTAGGAAATTAATATGAAACGATTTTTAGTAAAAAGAGTTAGTGATCAATTAATTCTATTTATTCAAGATAGACTTTCTATAAATCAAGTAATAATCCCTACAGGATGGGATTTAGAAAATAACTACGAAATTATAGAGCAAGAAATTGTTTAAGTGGCAGGACTTCAATCCCCACAAGTTCCCCGTAAATGCTGCACAGATGAGTAATCTAGCAACCCTAGCCTCATGTATAAATAAAGGTCTAACCAAGTGTCCACTAAAGTTAATCATTACTAGTGGTTTAAGAGACCTAGAAAGACACAAAGCTATATACTTGAAAAAAGGAATAGAAGAGAGTAAAATACCCTTAGGTAGTAAACATCTATCCGGTCAAGCCGTAGATATGGCAGATAAGGACGGCTCTTTATGGCTATGGTGCATAGCAAATATGAAAGATCTAGAAGCCGCAAATCTATACTTAGAGGATAAGAGCGCAACACCTACTTGGGTACACTTTCAATGCGTCCCCCCAAAATCCGGTAAAAGGATATTTAAACCATGAAGTATTTGGTGCAAAAAATAAGAAAAAAAGAAAGACCTCAAAGCGAAAGTGAATATGTTCAACGTCTTCGAGAAGAAGAGACCGGACTAGGAGAAGTACGAGTTCTAGGTATTCCTACACAAGGACAAATACAACAAGATCCTACAGGCGTAGCAATGGAAACAGCCACAACCCTTGCAGCCGGTCCAATAATAAATACCGCAAAAGGTCCAATCTTAGCCGCCGCTAAAAAAATTGGACAGCAAATTCCTGGAAAAGAAATAGGTAATATTGCAAAAGGTGCCGAAGCATCAGTTCACGCCTTACTTAAACGTTTTGGCAAAGAAAAAGAATTTTCTCAAGCTATAGGACAATTAAAAAGTATGGAAGAAAAACAAAAATTCTCTTCTGGAGTTCGAGATTTATTAATCAAAAAAATGCAAGAAACTAAGAAATAGAGGTATTAAATGCCATTTATTACATATACATCTGGTCTTACAATAAAAAGTCCAACTCGCGGTACAAAAAACTATGAAGAGACACTAAGAACAGACACATGGCAAAAAATTAGTGAGCACGACCACACAGCAGGAGGTAAAGGTAATCAATTAGGTACCGGTGCCTTAGTTGATGATGCAGTTACAGATGCAAAGTTGAGGCTAAGAAACAACTTCTATTTACGAGCAAGAAATGCCGCCAGTAATGCCGATGTAGATACAATAAAATTAAATACAAACGACCACCTGCAAATTGCACCACATCTACACAGTGCCCGTACAGTTGCACTAAGTAATAATATAAGTTCTTTTACAAATACAGGTATTTCCGTATCCAATTCTTATGCTCGTTCCTTCAAAGTAGAATATGCAATATATAGAGATGCAACAACTGATATAACTCAAATAGGTGAAATTTTTTTGAGATGGGATGGAGCCTCGTGGCATTCTTCACATGAATTTATAAATGATGCAGGCATTCTATTTTCCGTAACCGCCGGTGGTGCATTACAATATACAAGTACTAATCTAGCCGGTCACACCTCAAGTAATATGTATTTCCTTTCCGTATCTACAGGAGTATAAATATGGCAATGGCATCCATAATGGACCAAAAACGTAGAAAACAGCCGACTACAGAAGTAGAAGCATTACAATCAGAATCTTCTCAACAACCGGAAGTTTCTAGTCCTTCACTAGATCAAAAATTAGGTGCTGCCGCATCTCTAGCTAGTAAAATAGGATCCTCATCTTCACCAGTAAGTTCCGGTCTTTCTGGAGCAGCCGCAGGCTTAACACTAGGTGGTCCTGTAGGAGCTGCAGCGGGTGCCACTCTAGGCGTAGTGGGAGCTCTTGCAAGTAATGAGGCAAATAGAAGAGCTGAGAGAAGAAGAATAGAAGCAGATAAATGGCGTGCAATAGGGCAAATTCAAGAATCTGCCGGATCACAACAAGCAGCTATATTGCAAAACCTAATAGGAAGCCTCCGCGGATCCTTTACCAGATAGAGGTAATAATGTTACGTCGTGTTGATCTCCTAATTACACAAATTCGCCGTCAAAGTGAAAATCAAGAATTTACCTCTACATCCGGTATTTCCGATGATGAAATTTTAGAATATGTAAATAATGGATTACATAGATTACAAACAGTAATTCTAACACAACATCCAAATGTATTTATTAAAGAAAAGGTTATTCCATGTGTAGCCGGACAAGAAGAGTATAGTATTCCATCAGATTGCTATTTAGGAAATAAAATTACTTTAATTGAATACTCAGAAACCGGCTTAGATAGAGATTATAGACCTCTAGAACGAGGAATATTAAGAAATAGAACATCCGATATTCAAGGAAATCCACTATTCTATATTCGCAGGAGCGAAAAGTTTCTATTAAACCCTATACCACAAACAAGTCAATCTAAGGTTCGCATATCTTATATAAAAAGAATTAATGAAGTAGATAAGAGAAGAGGTGTTATTTCTACTGCCATAACAAGCGGTTCCTCTATAACTTCTCTAATTATAGATACAGGAGGAAATCCACCCCTAGATAGTACCTCTCTCTCTGAACATGAACACCTATGTGTAGTAGATAGAGAAGGCAATATTACTATGGCAAATATACCTTTTGACTCAATAGATAGCTCAACAGGAATAGTAACCATTTCATCCGGCTTTACATTTGAAGATGGTGAATCTATTTCTGTTGGAGACTATATAGTAGGTGGTCTAGACACCTCAAGCCATAGTGAATATCAAAGAAACTGCGAAAGATATATTATAGCCTACTCTACATATAAACTTATGGCTAGAGATAGCTCTATAGATATAACTGAACAAAACGAAGAATTAATTAATATGGAGCGTGAAATAGCCGCAACATATGCAGAAATAGAAGATGATATTGTAACAATTCCTATATTACAATCCTGGGATATTTAATGGCTGTACGTAACATCCTTAGCAAAGCCTTCGGAAACTTTAAAGGACTAGATCTACGTTCTTCTGAACTAGTGACAGACCCGTTCTTTGCTACGGAAATTCAAAATGCATCCTATAATAAAGCAGGAGCTATTACAAAAAGAAATGGTCAACAAATAAAAGCACCAACTAAAGGTGGCTTAGGCTTAGGTATTTATAGTAATATTAATACAATTACAGGTGTAAATACCCAAGAATTATTAGCCGTAGATGATAAATTACATAAATTAAGTACATATACATTAAGTCTTACATACAGTGGATCTGATATAGCTCTATTCTCTATCACATATGATACGACTTTAAATACATTTTCCGCTACAATAGTAGAAGATCAAGCAACAGTTTTATCCTTTTCCTTAGGAACAGGAAAGGAAGAGGCGTCTCCTATTACAATATCAGACTTAGTTACTGCTATAAATGCCGTAGCCAATTTTACAGCAACCGCATCTGGAGCAACAACAACCCCCGCTGCATACATAGACTTAGTACAAGATATACAATTAAGCGCAACAGCGAGCATAATAAATTACTATAATTGGACTACAGTAAACTCTCCAATAGCCTCCCCCTTCGCTCAAGCCTCCACAAATAAAAATGAAGAACTTTTTACAAACGCCTCTATAGTTAATTTACAAAACATAGCCTACATAGGTACAGGTTATGATGAATTAATGAAATACGACGGTCAAAATGTATATAGAGCTGGACTACCTCAGGGGACCACTGCAACTACTGCAGCCGCAGGAGCTGGTTCCATTACAAATGCAGACACAAGATATATAGTAGTTCCAACCCAATATGATGCAAAGGGAAACCTTATTGAGGGCATAGCCTCCATAGAATCCGCTACACTAGCTCTTGCAGCACAAAACGCTACCGTAACTCTAACAAATATTCTAGCTTCCTCCGGTTTTAATACAGCATGTGCGATAGTAAACGGTGCCCAAGCAGCAGTCACTACTATAAACGTAGACAACGGTTCCGGCGGAGCTCACACATTATTAGTTGGAGATACTGCATATTTTTATGATGCAGTTTCCGCCTCCTACGTTGAAAGAGAAATAACAGCTCGCACAGCTTCAACTATAACCATATCCGGTGCCGCCGTTACGGTAAGTGATAATGCCGCAATAAGCAATAATCTTCGTTTAGGTCTATATAGAAATATTGCTAGTGGAACAACCTTCTATCTAGTTGAAGAACTACCAAATAATAGTTTTACTGCTACGCAAGTATACACAGATTCCGTAACAGATGCAAATCTTCAATTTGAATATATTGTACCTATAAAAGAACACGGCTTACCTCCAAAAGGTCGTTTCCTAACAGTTTTCAGAAATCAATTATTTATTGCAGATGTTTTTAATACTGTTTACTACAGTGACATAGATAGTGCAGAATATTTCCCTGCCGGTGACAACTCTTTTAATGTTTATACTAATCGTGGTGATACAATTACAGGTTTAAGTTCACTACCAAATGCCCTCTTCATATTTAAAGACAAAAGCTTACACATAGCCTCAGGTGACTTTGCAGAAGATGCGTTTCGCCTAGATCAAGTAAATAAAGGCGATATTGGGTGTATAGCCCATCACACAATCCAAGAAGTAAATGGCTCTCTATTCTTTCTATCAAAAAAAGGTGTTTTTGCAATAAATGAATCAGCAACGTTGCAAGAAGTGTCCTTATTCGTTGAACCAGAATTTACAAGAACAGGAACCACCTATAATCTAAGAAAATCCGTAGCCCTAAACTGGCTAAATGATGATAAGTACGTAATATTACTTCCTACAGAAATAGAATCGAATTCCGTAAATAATCATCTAGATGAAGATGAGAGTTTAGTATTAGTATTTGATTATATAAAAAATGCATGGCTTTCATGGACAAATATAAACTGTTTAGGCGGTTTAGTATTATACAATGATATTCCTTATTTTACTGAAAGACGTAATAGTGCAACAGCAGGCACTACAGTATATACCCTTTCTCGTTTTAATAATTATGGAAATGCCTTTGATTATTTAGATCATGCCTCAGCAATTGAAATGATATATAAAACAAGTTGGGACTCTTTAAATGAACCATCACGTTTCAAAAAATTCTTACGTTTAAAAGTATTTACTCTTCCTAATGATAGTTATGAAATAGAACCACCACTATTCAATCTAGACGTAGACATAGAATTAAATTTTGTTCCGAACGTAGTAGCCTCTTTTTCCCTAGACTTTGCAGGAGATGCCCTAGGTTGGGGGGATAATGCCTGGGGAGACGATTCTTGGGGAAGTACTAGTGAAATAGAATTAAAACATAAACTTATTGCAAATAAAAGTAGATCCTTACGTATGACCTTTAAAAACTCAGAACCTATGGAAGGGGTTTTAATAAGTGGATATGAAACGGAAATAGCCGTTCCATACGAAGCTTTTATAAAGGAATAACATGAAGTTTAATCTAAATAACCTACTAGATATAAAGAAATTAATTCAAGAACTTAGCGTAGGTTTAAAAAGGCTAGATTTCACTTCTAACTTTGAATCTTTCAAAACTTCTGTTATAATACCAGCAGGAGCAACAGTAAAAATACGACATGATCTAGGAGTAATACCTCAAGAATACCTAATACTTAGCCAAAGCGGTAATGGTTTAATATCTAGAGATCCTACAACATGGACAACAGACCACGTATATTTATATAATAATGGAGCCGTAACAGTAGAAGCAACTGTTATTTTCTTTAAATAGAGGATATATGGCAACAAAAAACGCAGCAGCACTAGCAGAAGCTTTAAAAACAGACAAACATGGTGGAGGATATGATTATTCCTCCTTAACTACGATCATTAATGATCCAGATACAACACCAGAAGAAAGAGAAAAAGCTATGCAAGCTAGAGCCCAAAATCCATGGGCTTCAGGAAGTATAGAAGGCGGAAAAAGATTACAAGACATAGCTGCCGGAAAAAGAATAGCACAAGACTTTATTCCAGAAGGATCACTCGGACGTTTAGAAGAAGGTCGAAGTCAAGAAATCCAAGACTTAATAAATGCAAGAAGACAACAATTTGATAAAGAAAATCAAGGTGAAGGCTTCTCTAGACCAGAATTACAAGCTCAACAAGACGTTGCTACAAGAAATATTCAAAGACAAGGTCAATTAGCTCAAAGAGCTCTTCGTGCACAACAAGCTCGTTCAGGAGTAGGTGGTGGCACAGCCCTAGCTCAACAACAACGAGCCATGGCTGATACAAGTACTCAACAACGTGAATTTCAAAGAGATTTATTACTTAGACAAAGACAAGCAATACAAGAGGATAGAGATAGACAAGCTTCTCGTCTAGGTGCACTAGAAACTAGTGTATCTCAAGCCAGAGCTAATGAAACTGCGGTACGTCAATTTAATTTAGATCAAGCGGCTAGAGAAAGATTTGGTCAATTAAGTACAGCCCTAACCTTTGCAGGTCTCGGATCTCAAGAAAGAGGTTCTCAATCCGCCATAGAAGCTCAATTAGAAGCAGCAAGAGTATCACAACCAGCTAAAGGTGGACTTCTTTCAAAACTATTTTAAGGTTATAAACAATGAAAAACAAACTGCAAGAAAGAATGCAAGAATTAGAACAACTAGGAGCACCTAGAGAATTAAGCAATGAAGAAAAATTCAAAGCAGCTTTAGTTGGATTTCTTCCTCTAATTGCAGGTGTAGGATCTGTAGAAGATATAGCTTCAGGAGCTAAAGTTGGACAAGAAGCTGTTAAACAAATGTCGGAAGAAAAAAGATTAGAAGATCAAAATAGAAGAAACTTAGCACTTCAAGCTCTTCAATCAGTAGGAAAAGAAGAATCACGTGACTTAAGAGAAGAAGAGGTTTCTTTAAGAAAAGAAGGTCGCGAATTACAAAAACAACGTTTATCTTTGGAAGCAGGAAGAGAAGAAAGATTATCTAAAGGTCAAACTTTTAAAGAACAAGAACAAGAAGTTAGAAAAGAAACCGCTGTAATAGATAAATTTGAAAAAGCAAACCAAAAAAGTAAAGAAGCCTTAAATTATGCTACTAAAGTAGAAGAATTGGTAAAAACAAATAGCCCGTTAAGTGGTGCTTTTGTAATTAGGGCTCTTGCTCGTATATCTGGTGAAGTCGGCGTTTTAACTGATCAAGATGTTAATGCTTTTAAAGGTTCAAGAGCATGGACAGATCGTATGCAACAAGCTTTTGAAGAAGCTACAACAGGTAAATTAACTGAATCTAATAAAAAATATATTTTAGAAGCCGTTAAACAATTAAAAAATATTGAGACCGGAGTAGTAAATACTAGAGCAGAAGATTTTGCAAAAAAATATGGTCGAGTTCTTTCTGGTGGTGAACAAAGAGCTAAAGAATTAATAGACGTAAAAGAACTGCAAAAACGACAAATAACTAAAGAAGAAGCTTTAGCTGAGCTTGCAAGAAGAAGAGCATTAAAGGCAAAATAATGAAACAAATACATGAAATGTCAGATGCAGAATTAGAAGCAATTGCCGCGGGCTCAGATGATATAAGTTCTATGTCAGAAGAAGAGTTGCAACAAATTGCTGGACCACAAACTGCTGAAATACAACAAAAACAACCTACATCGAAAGATATAGGAAGTCTATTAGGTCAAAGTGCCCTAGGTTTAGGCTTAGGAGATGAGGCAGCAGGCATAGGAGCTTCCCTAGGATACCTAGCTGGTGGTGGATCTTTCTCAGAAATAAAGCAAATATATGAAGAAGCAAAGGATGCAGAATTACAAGCCGCTAAAAAAACAGAACAAGATTTTCCATCTCTTTCTACAGGGATAGAAATTGGTAGTGCTATAGCTACAGCCCCACTAAACCCAATAGCCGCAGGAGCCATAACTGGTGCAGGCTTAAGTGAAGGAGCAAATAGAGTAAGTGGTGCAGCTATAGGAGGCGCCCTAGGGAAAGCCGGTCAAAAATTAGGCGATTTTGTTGCAAAAGCCGGTCCAGTTCTAGAAAAACAAGCGAAAACACTACAATTAAATAATATGTTAGAAGGCATGGGCGCTCAAGCTCAAAACACAAAAAATAAAATTATATCTTTACTACAAAGAAAAGGTTTGGATCCATATAAATTTATGGATGATCTAACTAAAACCCCAGTAGAAGACGGCGTTTTATATTCTGTAGGACAATCTGCAGAAGAAACCCTAGAAAAATCTAAAGTCTTAAAACAACAATTAAATAATGCGATAAATGAACTTACACATGATGTTGATATGGCTGCCGGTGGTTCTGCAAATATTAATCCAGCCGAACTTCAATTAAAAATGGAACCAATTATATCAAAATACCTATCCTCTAGCTCAGAAATCCAACAAGAAGCCGCTAGAACCTTAATGAAACGCCTAGAATTTATGTCAAATAAAACCTCTCTATCTCTAAGAGATCTACATCGTTTTGTAAGAGATACCGCAGGAGATATAAACTGGAAAAATCCAGATGCCACTATAAAAAATGAAGCATTAAGTGATATGTTCCATGTAGGTAAAGAATTTCTAGCCGATAGTATAGAATTTACATCTTCAGACCCAATATTAAAAAATCTTTTTCAAGATCTAAATAAAAAATATTCTAATGTGGCTATGTTTGATGAATTAATATCTAAACAATCATCAGGTGAAATTACGAAAGCCGCCAATATTGCTTCTTTTGGAGACGCGTTAAAAAATGCTTTAAACCTAAATTTCGGGTCCGCCGCACAAGAAATAATCCAAGCCTCCGGAATATCGGACGCCGCTAAAAACGCTTCTTTAAAAATAGTAGCGGCTGCCCAGCAAGATGCACCACGGTATGCAAAATACGCATCTAGAATAGTACAAGCAGCCTCTAGAAGTCCCGAAGCATTTGAAAGAGCCTTAGCGGTTAGTGAATCTGCAATAGATCTAGCTCAAGCGCCTCTACAAAGAACATTTCAAGACGTAGAACTAAAAAAATCTCAAATATTTAATCTATTACAAGACGACGATGCCCCCCTAGCGGCTCAATTTTTAGATGCAGTAAATAATAAAGAATCAGAAAAAGTTGGCGCTCTTTTAAGCGATCTATCTCGTATACCTAAATATAAAGAAATTATTACTCCGGGTATAGGATGGGATGGTAAAGTTACAAATGATGTAGAAAAAGGCATAGTTAAGCAACAGATTAAAGAAGCATCTATACCTACAATAGAAAAAATGAGACAGACTGAAGCTCTTGAAAAAAGTGGAACCATACCTATACCTAAACAAGAAAGCCCAGTTCGTCAATTAATACTTAAACAAAATAGAAAAAACGGTAGAAAAATAGAACAATATTAAATATTACTTTTTATACCCTTAAAGGTATATATTTCCTAATAACCGTATTTTTATACCCGATACAAACGTAAATTACGGAGGATTTTGTGGAAAAAGATATTCAAGAAATAAAAGTAAATATTGCCGAAATTAAAAAAGATCTACACTACCATATTAAAAGAACAGACGCATTACAAGAAATGATTACACCAATATATAAATTTAAAATATTTTTGCTATATTCCATGTCTGTAGCCGCGTTGGTTGCAACAATACTAACAATAAGGAGTTTATTATGATGGAACATCTTCCAGTTATTCTAGCTGCTCTTTTAGCAGTTTCAGAAGCCCTTTCTTTAATCCCGTCCGTAAAATCTAATGGAATCGTCCAATTAGTAATTCAAGTTTTAAAGAAATTAGTAAAAAAAGAAGAGCCGAAGCAAGAAGAACCTAAACAGATTCAATAATTTCTTTAATATCTTCCCAATAAAGAGCCTTTTTAATACCTTTAAAGTATTGTAATTTAGGCTCTTTAAATAAATCTCTTTTAAATAGTTCTTGAATAGGCATGATGCCAAGAAGGTCGACCCCGCCATCAACTTCCACACATAGACTAATATAGTCCATATCTGTACAATTCTTAAATAATTTGTCCGCATCCCCCTTCCTACACTGCAAAATCCACGAAACACCGTACCTTCTACTAGAAGCCAGGGATTGGCTTTTTACATGCACGTACTTCTCTCCCTGTTTTAAATCTGCGTCATAAGACTTATTTCTAGCCTCATAAATCTCAAAATCAGGTTTACTGCAAGGTAAATCAAGGGATTTAAAATATAAATAGGTCGCTACTTCACCCATTTTGCCCACATAAATATCCTCTACAATCTTATCTAGATTCGTTTGATTTCGCTTAGCATACCAGTGCTTATTACTCTCCATGCAAGCAGCTGCAAAAGCTAAACACTTATTTTTCCAATTATCATTAATTTTTATAATCATTATCTATCCTTTATACATAATAATAACTCTTTCTTAGATTCTAAACAAGCTGCATAATACTTATGACAACGTATTTGTTCCTCCCTAACCTTATCCACAGTCACATTCATACTACCAACATTTACCTGACATAATAACGCAACAACCCGCAATATTTCTATACTAATCATTCTTCATCCTCTGATATTATAACCGATCCCTTCAAGACATAACCAGAAGCCAAAAGAAAAAACTCAAATTCTTGTAATACTTCCGGTAAAGAAATTTCATTAAATTCCATTTTTACTGTTTTACCACAATCTTCTTCACATATAAATGTATATTTTGCCATATTTACTCCTCATTAAACTCTTCTTCAGAACCGTAATAAAATATAGGTATACCTCCATCAGTATATTTCTCTATACAATCAGGTCGGTGAACCTGTAAATACATATGAGTTAAAGCAAGTATATCACCCATTTGCAACTCGTGATCATCCACCATCTCATCATATATAAACTCTAATTCTAGAAGAATTTCTCCGAGCGGTCTACGTTTATTTTGCATATAAACCCCTAATAATACGGATTTTGATAGATGTCCAAACAAGTCTTTCTAGCGGTTTCGCCATCCATACCTTTATGTAAAAATCTATCAACACAATATAAATGTCTACGTCTTTCTATACTTGAACACCCAGTAAATAATAATAAAATTAATAAGAGTATAAACTTCATATTATTGCTCACCCATATGATCAGCATCATCCATGTCTATCTCATCCTGTACTTTTTGCATAAATTCTAAAGCCTCCTCCATATTATCTACATAAATAACAGACTGAGCTTCTCTAGAAATATCATAATAAATCAATTCTACAGGTTTATCACTTAAATTTATTAAAATAGCCTTTTTCCATTGTGAAGGATCCGTATAAAAAGTCTTTTTGCTCATATAAATATCACCAATTTTAAAAGTAATAATAAAAAGGCACCAAAAGAAAAATTCCTTTCTATCTTTGCACTAGCCGTCTCTTTTTTTGAGGCTTCAAGGGCTTTAGTTTGCTGCTCAACTTGCTGTTCTGCGATAGCTTTATTTTCCTCACACTTTTTAATGACTTTTTCCCCTGCATCTACTACCTCCAAACATTCTTTTAAAGTTTCATCACTTGTCTGAGTCCACCCTAGACCTAAACTTAGCCAAACGATCATTATAGTCCTCTTTAAGATCTTCATATTCTTTCTCCCCTTCTTCTTTTTCATGTTTTAATTCAACAATATTAGCTTCCGCCTCTAATTTTGCAATCTGAGCATCTTTTTTATTTAAGAGCCAAAGTAAAAAAACTGTAAAATACTTATCCAAAAATTCTATTAATTTATTCATATAATAATCCTCGTTTAGATAAACTATTTTCTATACCCTTATCAAAATGAATCAAAACAGCTTCTGTAACATGGGCAAGTAATATAGCATTACTCAATATAATTAATATTATACACGAAATATATGCAAAACTCTTCATCACATCTCGTAAAAAAGATCTAAATGAATTATCCATACAACTCCTTTGATAGGCGAATACACGGATGCTCTTGATTATATCTAAAATATAATTCAAACAACTTATGCCATCCGCCGAATCTTTTAATTATTCTATCATCACATAACTTTTTTGTAAATGGAATATTATAAGTATTTAATTTTACAAACGCTAATAACTTTCCATCCGTTGCAAGTACCTGATCTCCATCAATATTTTTCCAATGATCTCTAAAAACAGTCAATAAAATAAACAAAGAATTAATAGGTAAAAATAAATACCACAAAGGCTTATAACATACTGCCAAATTAAAGAAAACATCCCTCGGATGCAATCTTCGCCACCAATCAGCCAAGAAAAAATCCTTTTTAATACCATAAAAATCCTGTAAAGCATAAACAGCCGTAGCATTATCATGTGAAAAAGGTCTATTATCCCTTATTGCCACTGATATAGCGTGTTCTAAATCTGGTTTACTAATAGGTAAAGAATTATACTTTATATCCATTAAAACCACTAATTCCGCTAAAAACAAAATCCCGTTTTCCCCATAAGGATCAACATGAAAATCTTTATTCATATACCAAGGAAATATATCCATAAAACCCCCTTACTTTGTAAATGTCAATGTAATCTGTCCTTCAGTTCTAATCTTAACATCAGGAGTTAATATTTGCATTGATTTTTCCATTATATTTTGAATTTTAAGCATTTTTTCCGCCACATTTCCGCCACTTTCTACTTCTATTAATACTTGATCGTGAATAAAAGCAGCGATTTTATACCCTTCTTTATATAAAGAATACAAAGCTATTTTTGCTCCATCTGCCGCAAGTCCTTGAAAATACGTATTTAGATAATTTGTATATCTACATCTACTACGAATTCGTCCAGATGAAAGTATATTTACTGTATGATTATCTACATTCCAAAACCTACGCATTTCTGGAAAAATATTTGCCCATTTATTCTTTAATGTCGTAGATTCTTTTAAACTTAGATTAATACCAAAAGGTCTAGCATAATCAACAAAAGTTGCAGGAGACATGTTAGCGCCCAAACCAAAATTCAGTATTTTTGCAAGATGTCTTTGTTGCTTATCTACTTCCTCTTCAGAAACCCCATATATTTGAGAAGCTGCATATTTATGCAAATCCCTTCCCTCATTTATTAACTCAGCCATTCTAGAAAAACCAAATAAATCTATATTAGTTTGAGCAAGTGTACACAGCTCAAGTGCAGTATAATCTATATCAATAAATACATGACCTTCTCTAGGAACAAATAATTCTCTAATACCACCAGCCCGAGGTAATTGTTGAATATTAGGTCCAAAACTAGATGTTCTACCAGTTTCCATTAAATTATTATATCTAGGGTGTAATCTATCAACCTCAATTTCTTTAATAAAAGACATAGTCTTCTCAATATCATGAAAATCCATATATGCTTTTATAAATGGAATATGACTATAGGGCTTCAAATCTTCTGCTGCACTACTTATCTTTCCTGTTTCAGTCTTAGGCAATTGTATACCTAATGAATTTATAATCTGTTCATATACTGCTTTAATACCTTTTTTACCTCTTTCAAAACCATGTTCTAATAAAACTCGTTTAGGTTCTTCAATTTCTTTTTCTAGCACCTCTAATTTTTCTAATCTACCTTTCTGATCAAATCCAATACCATTTCTTTCAATAGAATATAAAGCAAGAGATCCCATTAACTGTATTTTATGTGATAATAGACAATCTATATCCACCTTATACTTAAAGGATATATCCTTAACTTCTTTAATTAATATTTCATATAAATGCCAAGTAGCCTGAACATCATTAAGCGCATACCTTAAAAACTCATCTGGTATAGAATCATACATAACATAATTATCATCCGTTAAAAACTGACCGAAACCTTCTCTAATAGAAGCATCTTTATCTAAATGTATATCTAAATACTCCGCGGCTAAAACCGCAAGACTTGACTTTCTAGGTACAGATCCTGTTTTTGCAAGATTTATAAGTAAATATAATATTCTAGTATCAAGTATTCTATCCTCTTCTATAGCTTTTGAAAAATCAAATTTAAAGGCTTGCTTTAATACCTCAATATCAAACGGAGCATGATGCATAATTATAGTAGATTCTTTATGCATATTAAGAAATACAAACATATTCTCATTTTTTATTATATACTGCTCCTTACCATTAGACACTACAGTTAATACAATTCTAGGAATGTATCCTGGACTATGTATTAATTCAGTTTCCGTATCTAAAGCAAAAAAAGAACCTAAATATTCACCCTTCCAATACATAATAACTCCTCCAAAAAAAGAAAGGCAATTAGAGTTGGGAGAAACTACTAATTGCCTTGGTGACGGGTTGGGAGCGGCGGGATACGAGGCTAGATTCCTTCCTCGTATTTTCTTACGTTCGAAAACACTTTTCCTTCATATTCTCTATTTACTGTATTAATAATAAGTTCTTGATCAATAAATTCCGGAGATAATAAATCTTCTACTTCATTAATTTTAATTCCTAAAGCGCGCCCTAATTTTCCAGCCTTATCTTTAGCTACTTCTAAGGCTTTTTCATTTGAATGCTCAAGTAATAATGTTTCACTTACACTTTTTTCCTTATATTCACCTTTAGTAATTTCAAACATAACCTTTAAAAACTTAGATCCGGTAGTCTCAGATGTTTTTTCACTCACAGATCTAATTTTTGCTAAATAACGACCTTCCGGTACAACAATCCATTCTTTTTGTTCAGACATACCCTCTCCTTTACCATTGTTAGTAGTACTTTTTAATGACTGTTTCTTTAACTTCATTCTTGCTCCCTTGTATTTTTACTATTAGGTTCTAATCTATCCTTTTCTTACCTTTTTGTAAAGGCTTTTTTATCTGTTCTTTTTTTATAGGAATTACCTCTGCAGGAATATCTTTAACTGGTTGTATTTCTTGAGGCAAACCACTGTATAACTTTTTCTCAATATAACCCATTAAATCAATTACATTTGATTCGCCAACAGTATTTAGCATCTCTTTTTGTAAAGCATGTTGCACTAAAGGAAATAGTATATTCCTAACTTCGTGTAACTCAAATTTCATTCCATATCTAGCGCTAAAATGTTGTTCAATACTAATAATTAAAGATTCTAATTTTTCATCACCTAACATAAAAACTCCTATATTGTATTATTATGATACTTTTTATTATTTCTAATTTCCATAAGCATTAATACACAACAAGCAGCATGAGCTAAATGGCTATATCCAGACTCCTCATCTTGTTCTATACCACTATAATGTGCAAGTAAATGTCTTAAACAAGAAGCATAAATCCTCTTAGGATCTAAACCTAAATAGTTTTTATCACTATATTTTTTAGCCCCGAATCCAAAAACAGAAGCTATTTCTAACAACTCGTCTGGTGGCAATAAATCAGTTCTAGGTTTTCCCTGATCATGTTTCGTAGCAATATTTGCAAAAGGCTTTAATGTAAAAAATTCTGTAGTGCCTTTCTCATCTTCCACGGTAGTAATATACCCAGATCCACCACAAGCAGGCTCAACTTTCCTTTCCATTTAATACCTCCTCTATTTTACGAATTTCTTCTCTATAATATTCAATAGCCTTAGAATGCATTTCTATATAAGCAGGTGTAGAACAATATCTCAAAACAGTTTCCGTAGCAATAATAGCATATTTTAAATCTTCTAATCTTTGTTTTAATTCTTTTTCTGTCATATTTCCTCTATCAAAGGCTTACTCCACTCGTTCTTGTCTTTACATTCTTTATATAAATCTAAAGCCTTTTTGTATAATATTCTACCATTTTCTAAAGTATTTTTTGAAGCTTTATAAAACATAACACTAACTGGATTTTTACATATAGCTATAAATACAAATTCATGGGGCTGCCCAGTAAATTTAGTAAAAGCATCCACATACAAAGCAGCCGAAAGATCATATTTATAATTTTCTATCGTCTGCTTAAAATTTGCAAAATCAACAGGTTTACTACTAGTTTTAATATCTACAATAGTATTACCTATTAAATAATCTGCTCTAACTTTAATAGGAACGCCATTTAATTCAGACATTAAAGATATTTCCGGGCTTCCACCGACCAAGTATTTACTAAAGAGTTCATGTAATCTAACTGTAGAAACGATATCATGTGCAGTAGACGCCGATAACTCGCCAATAATAATCTTTTCTTTATGTTGTTCCTTAAATTCATCATACCTTTTACCCTGTCTTTTTCCATCAAAAACAATAAATTCCTGGTCTACTATTTCCGGCTCTAAAAGAAGTGCGTGTATATAAGATCCTAACTCCATTGCAAGTTTATTTCCGTATTCTATAGACACGCCCTCATAATGTTTACTATAAAAAACTAGGGGGTCTTGCAAAAGTAATTTTAAATCACTACTACTTAAATAATCTTTATTTGAATGGTATTCATTATTTTTTAAATCTTTTATAATCATCTATTCTCCTATAACAACCTTTCTATTAGGCATTTTAGCTATATTATCTCCAAATCTATCTTCTTCACTTCTTAATCTATATCCATAATAAGCTCGTACATAGTCATTAGCAATACGTCTTTCTAAAACAAATCCTTTATGGTCTTCTAAAAATTTTTGAAAAGCCAATCTTTTAAAATCTTTATTTTTTATTGCTATAGGCATTAATTGCTTAACCAAATCTTTTTTAGTTACAAACGAATCTTTGTCTTCAATAAATAATTCCTCAAACAAAGTTTCATGCTCCGCTATACTATCCTCGCCAATTTCTTGTATTTTATCCTTATTATCTAATATAACACCATTATAACCGCCCAACTCAATAAATTTCTTTTTACAATAAGCATAAAATGCGGCTCGTTCTTGATACAATTTATTAACATAATTTATATCTGTTTCAGAATTTAATCTAGGAACCATTTCACATAAAATAATTCTTCTTTGTTCAGACTTTTCTAAACTAATATTTGGGTAATAATTTGAAGTAAATGTAATTAAAGCATTCATAGTAATGGTAAAAGGCGTTTCATACTTTCGATTTACACTTATAGGATCCCCACCACTTAATTTCTTATATTCACCGGATCTAATGAAAGAAGTGTGATTTGTATCATTAAAAGCTATAACTCTTTTATTGTACAAAGTTTGATATGCAAATAAATCTTTTAGACCATCCACAGTAGCAGGTCCATAAGCATTTTTAAAAATGCGCTTGTCAAATAAAGTAGTGCTAGACTTACCGTCATTTCCTTTACCATATAACCAAATCGATTGTTGTAAATGAATATTATTTTCTAATTTTGCGTATTGAAAGGCACAAAAAGCATCCGAATTAGTCATTCTAGATAAAAACTCCTGCCAAACAGGCATGGGTCCTTCCTTAAGTTCAAAATCTAATCTAGCAAAACAATAGCAATCATCTTCTTTAAATGCTATATGCTTAATGTCTGAATAATTAATTACGTCTTGTTCTAAAGCCCAATCATCAATAATCTGAGTAGTAATATCATATGTATCTATAACATTAAATTTTCTTAAATGAGATCTAAAATAAAGGTTTAAGGATTCTTTATCTCTTAAACTAATTTCTTTTAAATTATTAAATACATAAATTTTATTATTACATTCTATATCTGCCACAACAATAGCATTAATTGGATGCTCTTCTAAAACATGTTTTGCATCTAATAATAATTGAGCTTTCTTCCCTAATTTTTTCCCTGCTACCCTAGCCGTAAAATTAACTACGCCAGATTCATAAAACCTATCAATTACAGACATATCTTCATGACTTAAAGGTCCAGGAGCGCAAGCCATAACAAAGTCCACTAATTCTGCTTTGTTTATGCCTTCAGAACTTAAAGCTAAACACATATCTCTTAAAGTTGTATTCCACGAACCAGACATACCAGTATGTGCAAAACCAAAAAACTTTTTAAAAGATGGAAAATTAAAATATTTTTGTTTATTAGGATTATTATATTGCCATAAAGGTAATTTATAATCTTTAACTTCTAAAGGCACACCTTCTTCACTTACATAAATGTCTCCTTGCCCGGTTCCAGCAAAAAACCATCTAGCAACATCAATACAAGACTCATCAGTTTCTGGAAATATTAAATTAGCTTTTAATATAAGTTGTCTATAAATAGAGCCACTTGTAACTTCTTGATTTAATGGAATAAAAATATGAAATTTAGTTAAGCTATCGCTTTTATTACTTTTTGATGGTATAATAGCATAGGGATAATTAGCCGTTTTTAGAGCACTTATAGCATCGGATAAAGAACAATTACCGTCAATATCAATTCCCACAAAATGTGCAGATTCAAAATGTTTAGAACTTCTATCCCCTTTAAAATTTGCTGGTGAAACAGTACATTTTTTATGTAAAACAGCTAGTTCTACCATTGTACTTATTTCAATTTTTTGTTTAGTTTTATAAGCATCGCCCGCAGCAGTGCTGGCATCAAAAACTAAAGGATAGATCGTTAAATTTTTCATATAACAAACTTATCACAAAAACTAAAAAATGAAAATATTAAAATTAAAATTAAATTGTGAAGGCTTTTCTGTAAATCAAATGTATGGAAGAGATCATCGTTTAACTACAGCCGCACGACGATGGCAACTAGAATGCAAAAAACAATTAATTCCGTTTGATCAAGAAATAAAAAATTTTAAAGAATCTATAAATATTAATGAAGAATATATACATGCTTCCTACATATTCAAAATACCATCTAAAAAGCTTTTGACCGTAGCAGGCAAGGTTAGTCATCAATCCAAAGATCTAGATGGTCTATTAAAAATTTTACAAGATTCCATTTTTAACTATATGGTTATGGATGACACCATAGTCTGTAGCATAGACGCTAAGAAAAAACCCGGACCGGATTTTGAAATTGAAGTAGAATTATCGGTTCTGCCACTTTTATGGCTAAAAAGTTAAAAACATTAAAAAATATAAAATCAAATACTTATCTATTTACTGCCAGTTTTTTTCTGCCAACTACCACTATATATTATATATTATTATTTCTTTTATATATTTAATTCGTGCCGCTTTGTTAGAATTTTGTTAAAACGCTTTTATTTTAAGTATTTGAAAAGGTGGCACGATGGCGGCACGATTTTTAATACTATTTTCTATAGTCATTTTATTTAGGCGGCACGCCAAGGCGGCGCGATTTTTCCTTAAAAAATAAATAATACTGGCAGTAGCCTAATTATTGACATTCTGACAGCAACATCTACCCTGACTTATATTGCTATATATGCATTAATAGTGCCAAGCACCTCCCAGCTATACCACATCTTACTACATATACCCCTATTTCAAACAAAAACAAGGCTAGCACAGCTCCAAACACAAAGGGGCAGCCTAAGCTACCCCCTTAAATACAAAACGCCTTAAAACAGCATTTATTGAAGAAATATTAAAACATCCCCTAAATAAATACATAAAACCGTAAAAGATATAACTATAACTGTAAGTAATATAATTAAAGCTTTCTCATCTACCATATAACATCTCCATCTACCGTTACTTCAAACTCACATCTCTGCCAATCCGTAGTCTCATAAATTCCAGCACTTAGAATAACTAAAAATTGTTTATTCCCTTGAACATAATGCGCAAGTAACGTTCCATTACTAGTCTTTAATATAACCTCATCAAAGTGCCCAGCATCATCACCACAAGGATCTATAATTTCCGTTACCGTATAAGCACTAGGCAAAGCATTCGTGCCATTAATACCATTCGTCCCATGCAAAACCACCGTCTCACTTCCATCCGGACACTGAATCCTAGCCCCATTACTCACACTAATCACGGCGCAAGACTCCCCATCCTGCCCATCCCTTCCATCTTTTCCATTTCTACCATCTGAGCCGTTTACGCCATTATTCGGCTCACCACACCCGATCATAAGTAATACTAATAACATCACATTAATAATTCTAATCATATCAAACTAGCTCCTGCACCAAAACTACATACTTCTGGTCTATAAAATGTTTTCGAAAAACCGCCCCACTTGTAGTATAAACAAACCGCATAGTAAGCTGCTTAACTCGTCCATAATTAACAAGTTGGTCATTAATCCGTAAAACACCAGGGTATGCTATAATAAAAACCATATTTTACCTCAAGTGTATTGGTTTAATCTTTACCGACCTAAATTTCTTTTGCAAGTCAGTACTATCCAAAAATACATCAAACTCTTGCTCAGTAAAACTTTTAAGAATCGATCTTCCATCATAAGTTATCATTTGTACAAGATACAAAATAGTTCCTAATTCATCCGATACTATCATGGCTAACTCCTTTATAAATTTTTATTTTTTGCAAAACCTTTATTCTTTTATTAATTTCTAAAATCTTATTTTCTATATGAAAAACTAAACCCGGCATATGTTTTTTTATATATCCTAATTCATCTAACAAATACTCTTCTTCCATAGTTAAGTCTAATATTAACTTATCTATAACATCCATTACCTATCTCCCCTTCTTCTATTAATCAACCTAGTATATTCCTTATACTTATACCATTGCTTACATGCAGCCACGCTAGATTTATTATGCCTTAAATCACAATCCGTAACCTTAGGCTTTCTAGACCCGGACGCACAAGATACAAATAAAAGTAAAATTAAAAATCTCATTTTACATCTCCCAAATCAGCCTTACATTTCTTACAAACCTTAAACCGCACGCCCCCTGCCTCATTCACTATAACCGAATCTTTTGGATGCGAACAAACAAGCTGAGCCCATTCCCTATCCTCTTTCTCAAGTTGCTGCTTACTCTTCTTATTTTCCTGCTCATCCCTTTTCTTTATAATTGGTGCAAATAAATTATTAATCTGTTCCATTTCTTCATCACTTAAGTTATTCTCGTTTTGTATTCTATTTAAAATTTCTAAATCCTCATCTGAAAAACTAAGATATTCAAAATCCAAATTTTCCCCATCATCTAAATCGCCATCATGTTTAAATGTATATCTTTGTTGCTCACTAGTACATATAATCTTTTCTTGATATTTCTCTACAAAAGACAAATGACATTGTCCACATCTACACTCATCTTCCGGATCCAAGTGCCGCTCAATCGCATCATTTAAAACCATTCTATCTCTATAATTCATACACACCCCCATTTATATATTATACCATTATTCACTTGCTAAATGAAATTGTACTCTATCTACATAAATCTGATTTAAAAACTGCTCTTTCCTCTTCCTAGCCGTTCCAGCATTATAAGCACTTACTACACTAAACAAATCTCCCGCGTATCTCTTTTCTAAATACTTTAAATATAATGTGGCAAATAAAATGTTCACTCCTACATCATAGAGCATCTCACACGGAACAGACTTACCCATACCCAACCACTTCGCCGTAGAGCACTTTACCTGCAATAAACCATAAGAAACATGCCCATCCTTTTCGACCCTTTTAGCCTTTGGATTCATAGTTGATTCCGTCTTAGCTAAAGCTATAATTAATTCGGCATTATCAAAATCCCATAATTTAGAATAATATCTAATTACAGATTCCATACTAGCTCCCCGATCCATAGGCAAGACTCCAGCTCGTGCATTCATAAACATAAAATAATAAAATATGCTAAAGAAACTTAAAGATATAATTAATAAACTAAAAAATCTCATACTTAAAATCTCCGCTATAATTAATAAAATCCCATAAGCCACACCATATATAACAAATATAGAAATAAAAAACATACCTAAAGCACTTATTATATGTAATAAAAAGTCCACATAACCTCCATATAAACATCCGTATTTTATGCTAATAATTTACGACATTCCTCACATCTATCTTTTAAATCTTGTATAGAAGCCTCAATATCTACGAACATTTCTGGTAAATAACTTACGTCAGGCTGCTCAAACGGAGAATTGTGATTATATCCTCTTTTAAGTAATTCTAATGCAAGTTCATCATGTCTTCGTTGCATAGATATGGGCTCAATTTGCCCTAAACGTCCCGCCATTCTATGTTTCTTAACAAAATTATGTCTATGTTTATGTATCTCTCCATGTTCCCCTAAAAGATGTTTTCTACACAAAAACTTTGGATCAACCATCCACATTCTCATAATTACTCCTATAAACTATCTTTGCCAATTGTTACATATTGATCAAAGATACTGCTTTCCTTAACATTATCTCCATAAGTGAATTCAATCCACTGAAGTGTTGCAATAACAACAATAAAAGTAAAAAGAACTAATCTAACTTCATAAGGAATCTTCATACAAAACCCCTTGCTCGTTTATATAATTCAATTATACACCCAAAATGGAATACTAAAGCCGGCAAGCTTTAAGTACTTGATTTTATTAGACGACCGGTGCCAAGCACCTTCAAGTCAATCTCTTTACTGTCACAAAAAATGGGGGCATGACAAGTAATTACATAATAATTACATAAAATTAAAAATACTCTCAATATTCTTGCTACTAACTACAAAAAAATCATAGTTATTAGATTAAATTTAAAGTAATAATTATAACCTTAAGTAAAAAGGAAAGGATATTTGTACGGTTTCCTAATAATTTCAAGTACTTAGACAATGCCCTGCCGGCGCGACTGTTTACAGCATCATATGCTAATACCGCGACGGCGCCCGGCTTTATTGCATATATAGTGGTGCCAGGCACTGCTTAGCTCTGTTTACGGATGTATGTACAAGTAAATACACAATAAAAGTAAAAAATTTTAGTAAAAATTCATGTAATTAATAAATTAAATCTAATAAAATCAATATAATATAAGTCCCACTAAAAATTAATAAATATACGTTTATAATAATCCACATTATTAAAATTGAGGTAAGTATTTAAAATCATTGTATGCGAAAAGCTGTAATTTCAGGCACTTACAGCACGACCGTAGTCAGTTCCTCACATCCCCCACCCTATGCCAAGAACAATAATCGCCTACAAAACTAGCCAGCCGTCCCCAAGTCTTCCCACCGCGACGGAGAGAGCTTGCAAGCTTACAGACTTGCTAGCTTGGTGAGCTTAGAGCGCGTCCTCTGTAAGTACTTGAAATGATTCTAGTATCCCCCCTCAAAATGCCCCCCTATGCAAGAAAAACAGAATAAAGGTGGAGGGTATATCAGCCCACAGCCATTTCTCAAAATACTTTTCATACTCCCCTTCGCGTGCCACGTAAGTACCTGATTTTCCTGCTTGACAGAGCACCTCCCCCTTAGCTAAGCTCAATAATATCAAAAACTTATAAGACCCTTAGCTAAAAAGAGCTATTTTTCATATGTTAAGGAGCCCAGCACTTGACATAATCCACTTTGATGCTAAGATATAAAGATACTCTATCCGAGGATAATATGAAAAAACCTTCTATGCCCCGGTCTTTCAAATATTACAGCATGCACTGGACCATAGACCCGGAACATAAATTGATTGATGAAATGGGACTAACCGAACGCGATCACGCCCACATATCTATAACCAATGACTCCCGCATCCCCGACGAAATGCTCCGGGAAACGCTCCTACACGAACTCCTCCACGTCGTGCTAGACAATACGCTACCCCTAAGCGCCGGACTAAATAATAATGCAGAAGATATTGAAGAAAACCTAATTCGCGTA